CGGCTCAACAGGACCCATCGGCGCAATCTAAACAAGTGGAAGATTTTCTCAATATGACCAAGGATGAAATTTTGGCTTTATTGAATGAAACATGCATGTCTGAATGTGTGTCCATGATAAACGCTGGTCGTCATCTTACTGGAAGACCTCTTTTTCGTTTTGAACCGGTGCGCATCTTGATGAATGAGAAGCCCAAGAACGGCGTGCCACCCACACCAAAATATTCTTCTGTCTGTGAAGGTGGAGTCCTCCATATGACTGTGGTTTTTCCGGATGGAACCGTTTTTCGCATTTGCTTGAAAGTCAAGAATCCGGAGATGAATCAGGAGAAACGCGATCATTGCATCTACTCTGAAACATTCACGGAAGCTGACTATTACGCCTTGTTGAAGGAGTGGTTAATTCCAGAAGAAGTTCCAGCTGTTCTTTCTTCCGCAGGAGGTGGTCAAGCAGGTGAGCCGTAGGCTGACTTGTCTTTTGGAAACATAAATACATTTGTATTTTTATAATATTTCGTCATATTCTATTGAAATTTCGAATATTGAACAGATTCTAACAGAACAACTCATCGTCGGGATCAATGCTGAGTTGTTCTGTTCGAATACGACCAAAACGATCTACAAAATTGCATTTTATTTTGATTGGATATTTAATGACAATGCGACACGAAAAGTACACTTCTACAAATCCTTCTAATTTTTCAGATAAGTCGACTGAATCGATTTTAAATCTATCAATTAATTCGTCTAAATCAGTAGATTTTAAGTTCCTAAGATCATACTCATCATGACCAACTTTTAATAAAGAAACGCAACCATTACGAAAAATGATATAAAAAAAAAAGTAAACGTCGTCCAACATTTTAAAGACATATATATTATCTCCGTCATTATCAACAACGAGTATCTTATTTTTGTCTTCATCGTCTTCATCGTCTTCGTCTTCATCTTCTTCGTCCGAATCATCATCTTCACTTTTAATTTTCAATCTCACATCCGTCGCAGGATTCTCATGTGGTTCCGCATCATATGTTGTAGAAAATTTACCACCAATATCATCATTATGTGTAATCAGTGTTCTTGAACATACAACTCTTCTGTTAAGTCCCTCTGAATTAAACTCAATACTAAGAAAAACTTTCAAAAATGAGTTTCCTCTATTGAAAACATCAGACCATAATTCAAGTTCTGTACTATCATCAGATTCTTTAACAATACGGAAGCATCGGAATGAATTGAAATTAAAATCAACACGACTACTATAATCATCATCATTCAATTCGGATAACGACAGCCAGAGACATTGAATTCTGGAATGAGTCAGTTGAAAAAAGTAGAGAGTCGAATCAAACATGACCACAAAGAGACTTGGGTTTAGTTCAATAACATCAACTTTTCTTTTATCTCCAGAACAAAAATCCGGTTTATGATGAAGAAAAATTTGTATTCCGCATAAATCTTTATTTTTCATTGGAAGCCGACTGGGTAGTTCATCATTGAAATGACTCATTTCTGTCTCTGATGTTATCTCGATTTCTATTTCACCACCATGTCTGACGGTAGGAACTTTAACCTTACAGCAAAAAACATAAACATCGTCTCCATATACAACCGAAAACACAACGGCTAAACGTGTCAGATGATTTATATAAATCGCATCCGACTTTGGGACACGAATTTCAAGTTTTCTGAAAAAACTTTCACATATTGATAACGTTAGAAAACGTTCATTAATATATTGTGGTGGTTTTGAGCGAACTGGCATTTTTATATTTCCTTAAAAAAATACTCCAAATTTACCATCAATTTCTATATATTTTATTTATAAAAGCAAAATCGTTTATTTTGCTAATCTTCTTCTTCCGATTCGTCTTCCGAAAATATCAGTTCGTATCTGTTTTCATGATTACGTCTGTCTTTTTTTTCAAAGTCCCGTATCGTAGGAAAATCGTTATACTCACCATCAACAACACATCTTTCATTAATAGTTATATTTCTACTATCTTCAATTCTGATTTCTTTATTTGAAATATAAATCCAGATCCAATTGTCTGTACTCCAATGTGTTTCAGTAAGGCAATCAGAATTAGAACATGAGCAAACACAACTAAAAACTAAACGAATGATAGAATTATTATCATCATCTTTTTCTACGCTTGAAGTCATTTGTTTATTAATAAACGTACGACAATAAATGATTGGAGTATCAAAAGGAGAATTTGTGATATCTCGAACAAAATCGAAACGTTTCATATATAAATAACGTCTATTATAGTTTCCTTCATCATCGTCTATATTTTCTTCCAAATAGTTCTGAAACGTCGGAGCAATACCGATAATAATTACTCCTGTTTTCAGCAAAATTGCGTATGTATTGTTTTGAAGAGGTAAAATATCACGAGAATTTCTATCTGAATCTGAATCTGAATCTGAATCTGAATCTGAATCTGAATCTGAATCTGAATCAATCATTTCTGAATTAGGAACTTCTATATGAGAAAATGAGTCATTGTCAGAAGGACTATTCCGATAATATTCTCCAGCAATGATAATTTTTGAATCGCGGTTTGTTCGCATTACTCCAATAAATATTTTATATGGCAATGAATACTCACCACCATGTATCCACATATCAAAAATTTTGACTTTCAATAATGTCGTTGTTGTCTCACGGAATTTCATTGAAGGATCTTGACAGGCACTCAACCAACTCATTGAGTCAGGAAGTGGGTATCCGTCTTTTTTATCGATAACATAAAATGGCATCTTTTTAATCACTAAAAATAACTATATATTTTTAATCAATTTTTATATATCATTATTATATAACAATAATGAAAAAATATGATATAATAATTGTTGGTTGTGGAATCGCCTGTTTATATTTCCTCTTCCTATGTCGCGCCCGAAATTTGCGAATCTGTATTTTAGAGAAGTCGTCCAGAGTAGGAGGCCGTATTCACTCAGTCCCCATTGAGGAGGGCGCTCCCCCCATTGAAACGGGCGCCCTCCGTTTCAACAAGAATCACGTTCTCTTATTACAACTCCTGCGCCATTATAATATCACCTACGCCCCCTTCATAACAAAGACGAACATCCAACTCAGTAAGGAGCTCAACCGCAAATTGGGCCGGTTTTTAAAGGAGTGTAAGCGGAAACTCTATAATTACCAGACATTCGCCTCCGTCGCGACCAATTATTTCTCTGAAACCGAATACACCCTCTTGAAGAAGTGGTATGGCTATAATGAGGACTGGGAGGAATCAAATTGCGCCAATTTAGCCCGACAAATCATAGATGAGGATGTGGCCCAATATTATCATGTCCCCGCCGGACTGTCATCCCTTGTTGAAGCCATATACGCCGACGTCGCGACCTGTCCAAATTACGAGTTTTTTATGAATGAAAAAGTCGTAAAAATTGCGGACAACAATAATATTTATACAAGCGCGGGCCACCACTATACGGCGGACCATATCATTTTGGCGTGTCCCAATATAGAAGCCATCGCGGGTCTGGATGCGTTCGCGCCCGTCCTTAAATCCGTTGGCCAGCAGAAGTTGAACCGCATATACGCTAAATTTCGCGACGGGAGCTGGTTCCCGAAAGAGGTAATCCACGCCTCTACAACTATCCGCCAGATTATTCCAGTAAGCGCCGACGTCATTATGATATCATACACCACCGGAAATGACGCTAAATTCTGGATTGATTCCGAAATGCGCGGGACCCTCTGGCCCGATTTAGAGAAACAACTGCGCCCCATTTTTCCAAAAGCGAAGCTCGAACGACCCCTCTGGATAAAGCAGAACTACTGGAACGCGGGGACCCACTACTACCGCCCCAATTTTATCCCGAAGCGGTCCCAAGCCATTTCATTCAAGCCGACCGCAAATAATATTCATATCATCGGGGAGCGCTTTTCGCTGGTTCAGGGATGGATAGAGGGCGCTTTACAGAACGCGCGGGAGTTCTACGGGCGGTATTTGCGGGGCGATTTTAGGAAGGAGCCGGTCTATAAAATGAGTGAGGTCCGGCGTCATAACACACTGGCGGACGCATGGATTGTTTTATACGGGAACGTGTATGATATAACTGATTGGGTCAAGATACACCCCGGAGGGGAAGTCATCAAATACGGCCTCGGAAAAGATGCGACCGAGATTTTCAAAAGGGTCGGGCATAAGGATGATGCGCTGGAATATGTGAATAAATACTATATTGGTGTTCTTCACTCATAGACAGTGTTTTTTACAAAAGGAACGCACATCCTCTTCCCATGACCCGCGATTAGTTGAATTATTTCATCTAAATTTTCAGATGATTCCAGCGTTCTAATCTGAAATGGGGATTTTGATACAAAATAGACGATACAATAATTGAATTTGGACTTATAGATGTAGAGAAATGGGTCAGTAAAGGCTTCGTTAAATAGGTCGGACTCTTTTTCCGTATTCATAAATTATAAGAATATATTATTATGTATTTTACGAATTATTATATTTTTATTATATTATATATTATGGTATGTTTGGGATACACCGCACAGAGATGTTGGGCCATTGGGAACTTGAACCAGCAGTATCAGAACAAGTTATATCTTGAAAAGCACGATTTTGAAAATTATTACATTGGAGGAAGACCATTCTACCGACCGATTCCTAAAATCCCCGAGTATGATTATCCAGAGTTGGAGGCGCTTTATTTTATATTTTTTTATGAATACGAGGATGTCAAGTATATAGTTATTCGAAGGCGGTAAATAATGTTTATTCTAAAAAATTAGATAAGAATATTAGTCTTTATCTCATGAGTTAAAATAACAGTGTCATTTTAACTAAACCCAAAAACTTAATTTTTTCTCAGAAATTCTGGTAAATATGGAGAATAAATTAAAACATAAGTTTGGTTCCGAGTTTTCTTCGATGAATAAATTCATCGAAAAAGAAAATTATATATTTTCTAAAAAATTGATTTTAAATAATTCAGATATTTATAATTATAATAATTTATAATGACAGGAAAAATATGTAATGAACCGAATTGTAAATCAAAAGCAAGAGATAAATCAGGTAAATGTGTAGCACATGGAGGCGGAAAACGTTGTATTGAAGAAGGATGTCATTCATGTGCAGTCGGAAAAACTGATAAATGTATCGCACATGGAGGTGGTAAGCGATGTAATGAAGAAGGATGTAAGTTTGGAGCATACGGTAAATCTGATAAATGTAAATCACATGGAGGTGGAAAACGATGTAGCGAACCTGATTGTAAATTTGGTGCGATCGGAAAAACAGATAAATGTGTAACACATGGAGGTGGAAAACGATGTAGCGAACTTGGATGTAAATCAAGTGCAAACGGTAAAACCGATAAATGTGTAGCACATGGAGGAGGAAAACGTTGTAGCGAACCGGATTGTAAATCAGGAGCGAGAAACAAATCAGATAAATGTATCGCACATGGAGGCGGTAAGTTATGTAATGAACCGAATTGTAAATCAGGCGCACAAGGCAAAACTGATAAATGTATCGCACATGGAGGCGGAAAACGATGTAATGTAGAAGGATGTAAATTTGGTGCAGATGGTAAAAGTGATAAATGTGTAACACATGGAGGCGGAAAACGATGTAATGAAGAAGGATGTCATTCTGGAGCATACGGTAAAACCGATAAATGCGTAGCACATGGAGGCGGAAAACGATGTATTGAAGAAGGATGTAAAAAAGGAGCATACGGAAAAACCGATAAATGTATAGCTCATGGAGGCGGAAAACGATGTATTGAAGAAGGATGTAAAAAAGGAGCATACGGAAAAACCGATAAATGTGTAGCACACGGAGGAGGAAAACGATGTAGCGAAGAAGGATGTAAAAAAAGCGCACAAGGCAATACTGATAAATGTAAAGCGCATGGAGGCGGAAAACGATGTATTGAAGAAGGATGTAAAAAAGGCGCACAAGGCAGTAGTGATAAATGTATAGCACATGGAGGCGGAAAACGATGTAATGAACCGAATTGTAATTCAAGTGCAATGAGAAAATCTGATAAATGTAGAATACACGGATGTAAAAAACTATGTAATGAGCCGAACTGTCATTCAAGTGTAGAAGGTAAAACTAAGAAATGTAAAGAACACGGAAGTATAAAAAGATGTAATTATCAAGGTTGTAAATCAACAGCTGTAAGAAAATTTGATAAATGTAGAACACATGGAGGCGGAAAACGATGTAATGAAGAAGGATGTAAAAAAGGTGCAGAAGGTACGACAGATAAATGTATAGCTCATGGAGGGGGAAAGCGATGTAATGAACCGAATTGTAATTCAAGCGCTAGAGACAAAACAGATAAATGTGTAGCACATGGAGGAGGAAAACGATGTAATGAACCTGATTGCAAATCAGGTGCAATGAAAAAATCAGATAAATGTATCGCACATGGAGGAGGAAAAAGATGTAATGAACCTGATTGTAAATCAAGCGCAATAGGAAAATTCGATAAATGTATAGCACATGGAGGTGGAAATCGATGTCCAAATTGTATAGATTGGATTGATTCGCGAGTTGGATGTTTAAAATATGATGGATACTGTGCAACTTGTTTCAAGCGTATATTCCCAGATGATAAACGCAGTCAAATTATATATGCTCATACCAAAGAAATTATTGTTAGAAATGCTATCAATTCGAATTTTGAAGGATTTGTCCATGATAGACCATTATATACGGGTGATTGTGATTGCACCCATCGCCGTCGTATAGATCATCGAAAATTGATAGGTAATACTATTTTAGCAGTTGAAACTGACGAGTTTGGACATAGAGGATATGACCAACACGATGAAGAAATACGTTATTATGACTTATATATGATTCATAGTGGTAAATGGATATTTATCCGTTTTAATCCAGATGATAATATCAGTAAAGTCGATATTGACGATAAATTAGATAAATTGATTGAAACAATTGAAGATTGTATTGACCGGATTGAAAATGATGAAAATACAGAACTGTTAGAAATATACCGGTTGTATTGCTAATTTTTTTATCATATTGTTGGGATGTACTGCCAGCTAAGGGCGTCACATATCCGGTGCCATGTAACATCGTGGCTCAATATCTTTTCCCGCGATTTTAGCAAAGGGAACAGCGCCTTATATTCATCATGCCCCAGCAACTCCACGCATTTGTAAAGAACGTAGTGGTAATTAAGAAAATTCTTCTTCGGCTTTTTAGCAATTTCCATCCACGGCCCCTGAATTTCACGAAAACAATATCTCAATTTGTCTTCGACGGGCTTCGTAATAATTGGTGGCGGGAGACCGTTCAATTTATTAATAATATGCGCAATGTGTTCATAAAATTTGTTCAAGTTCAATTTCCTCAGGAAATACCGTATCTTCACATTTGTCAATTTTGTCAGGTCCGTTATCCGCTCCTTCCGTATTTCCTCCTTAATCTGGCTCAGTATTTCATCCGGAATATCCGTCGATTCCTTCGCTTGAATCTGGTTGAGAATTTCATTGAGATGGTTCGTTCTTTTATATGCGAAATAGGTCGCCTCGGGGGGTGGGTCCTTATAGTTGGGCTTGTCGCTTTCGATGATGACGTATTCGAGATTCCCGCATTTTACGCAACTCATAAAGCCCTCATTATGATTAATAATCATCTCATAATCCTTGTTATAATTGAGATGACACTTTTTACAGAAGTCTATCTTCTTCGCGACCTTGCTTTTGAGGCCGTATGATTTGTCGATAATACTTAAATAATTGTCGAGCGTTGATGCGCGGTCGAATTTGTGATTCGATTCAACGAAGTCATTTATTGTCCTCGCAATTTTACCACTGTTATCTGATGTCTCCTCTGGCTGTTTAATCCCAAAAAATGAGAGGAGTTGCGACTTCTGCGCCGGTTGCGCTTGCGCTTGCGCTTGTGGGGTCGGCTTTTCATTATCGTCCGCGATATCTTCAATGTTGTTATAATATTCATACAATATGTTCCCCGTTTTAATAAAATAGTCGGTCTCGTCTTGATTAACTTCGAGATTATCTATTTTTTCTTGGAGCTCATTCCGCTTATTTTCGAGGTGGAACTGTATTCCGAGGTCCTCTGGGCTCAGGATGGTCTCGGAGTTGCTCTTTAATTTGTCGAGCTTCTTTTGGACGGTAGATAGCTCGGCCTGATATTTTTTGATATTCTTCTGGTCTTCCTTGAATGACCGGATGATTTCATTGTGTTTAGCATCGAGTGTTATTCGGGTATCAACATGGGAAACCTTCTTATTTTTTTGCTTGAACATTAATGTTTCATATCGACATTTTTTTAAGCCTTTTCATTCTCGGAAATAACATAAAAACAAAATGCTATTTAATTTAATAAAATGAAAATATTATTATACAGTAGCAATTTGGCGGCGTTCATCGGGCGCAACCATTACTTACCGGCGAGCCGGATATTTAACCAATTATACGAGCGCTATTTTCCGGACCAGTTGAAGAAGATGGGGCTCATTGAGAAAGTGGTTAGCGCGAACGTGGGGGATAAGCGGATAATTATGGAAATATCCAAGAAGTTGGAGGGGAATACGGATTTGAAGGAGAAATTGGATAAAATCTGTCGGGCGAATTTATCGTCGAAGAAGATGAAATCTGATAAAGATGGGCTGGTTGGTGTTATAATGGAGGATAAAACGCTGACGAAGGAGGAGAAGGAGACTTTGAAGACGGCGATGGATGGATACACGAGCAAGAAATTCGGGACGATTCGGGAGGGGAATGCGCTGGACATTTATAAGAAGGCGCACAAGAATGAAAAGGTTATTACGGGCTTGGATAGCAAGAGTAAGCGGTTATTTGATGAAGGGGGGGTCGAGCTATGGGTGATAAGCAAGGTCGATGCGATGAATGATGATGGGGTGGTTATTGAGATAAAGAACCGGATGTATAAGCTATTTAACGAGGTTCGGGAATATGAGTGGCTCCAAGTTCAGACGTATTTGGATGTGTATGATTTGGAACGGGCGGTTTTGGTGGAATATTTGAATGATGGGGGCGGAGATGAGGATATGAA